GAGTGGAACGACTGCAATAGTCGCAAATAAACATAACAGAAACGCGGTGATGTGCGAGCTGAACAAAGAATATATTGATATAGCAATAAAAAGAATTAATAACGATTTAGGCATGATGGCTAATGTGAAGATAATATTATGAGTGACTTAATGATAACTAACTTAACTGTATTTTTGGCTGTGTTAGCTATATGGATGATATGGAGGCAAGAATGAAAGACGAATGTCCTAACTGTAATGGCTGTGGCACATTACCAACCAATGAAGTTTGCGAGTATTGCAACGGAACAGGGAGAGAATGATGTCAGGTAAAGGCGACAAACCAAGACCAATGAAAGATAGAGAAAAATTTGAGAAAGAATTTGATCGTATCTTTAACCAAAGAAAGGAGAAAAAAGATGGCAATAAAACTAATACTAAGTAGCGAGGATAAAAACATTCTCAACGAAGCACTAAGACAATACGCGCTCCCAACCATGAATAAAAAGAAGCAAACGCTCGAAGAAAAACGATTTGTGGCCCAGATCGAGAGCCTAATTATGCAGATAAATTTCAGCAAAGAAATTATCTAGCTATGGACAAAATGGGACAAGGGTATAGTCATTTTGGGACAAGACTATAGTCAAAATGGGACAAGACTATAGTCAAAGTTACTATAATATCCATATCATATAAATATGATATAGAGAGTTCAGCGCTTGCGCGCTGAATCTCTTTTAGTAAAATCGATTTCGATTATTAGGAGAAGTATGAGAAAAGAACAAGAAAAGGTATGGTGGATCGTACCGAGCGAGATTGAGAATGAGCGCGCGAGCGCGCTAGTAAGACTTGGCGTGGTGAGCGATTACCAGGATTTTAATAAGTTTAGGCGCGTGGTGTGGTTTTGGTTTAGGCGCGCATGCGCGCGCGAGGATTTAACGAGTAGCGCGAAGATCATGCTCTGGGCGATCGTTGAGCGTTATCGGTGGGAAACTATGAGTTCTCATGATGCGATTAATTACTATGCGCTCATGGTAGGGATGAATAGGAAAACCGCAGGGCGCGCGGTGGGCGAGTTGGCGGAGAAGGAGCTTATATGGATTGTGCCGAGAGAGGAGAAAAAGCGTTTAAAGAAGTCGCGCGCGGAGGGGCATATTCATTTTCTATTGGTGGGGTTAGGCTACCTACTAAAGGAGGGAGAGTTAAGGTAGCCTATTAATACCCCATGAAGAAGGGCGCGCGCTCTGTGTGTGGGTGGGGGATGTCGAACACGCGCCCAAAACTAGATGATTCTTCCGTTCTTGGTTACTACTGCGAGTTTATCTCCGTATTGGTCTTTTAAGATCCAATCGCCTTCAGGAGTTTGCATGGATGATTCTCTGCTCGCGTAAGGTAACTCTCCGATATATCCTCTATCGCGTAGACTGCAATGGTATTTGTGTTCCGCCATCTCAAAAGTCATATTTTCCCCCATATTGTTTTTGGTTTTTCTGTTGGTTGTTCGTTAATGCTTTCTAGTAATGCCTTTTTAATGTCGGTTAAGTTGTGGCCCTTTGTGTCCAGAACTTTGAAATCGTTTAATCTTGGCTTGTAGGTAGCATGTTTATAAGCGCGATATAGTGCGCTCTTGTCATCATCCATAGAGCCTTTATATGTCCACTCTATAGAGTCGCCTTCGTAGTTAAAATAAAATCTAGCGTTATTAATCATCTTTTCCCTCCTTATAATCAATGTACGCGTTTCCTAATAGCATGGTTAATACAGCTAATAATCCTGTGCTGAATAAAATAATAAGTCCTTTTAGGATCTGTCCCATAATTTAAAAAATCTTTCCCTAACTCTTTCCCATGTGGTTGTAGGCTCACCTAATTTATTTAGGTCTTTGGTTATTACTCTGCCACTGGCATATTTGATTTGTGAATAACTTTTATTATATGGATTGTTATGATCCCATTGATAATAGATTTGAGTCCACATCTTATCCATCTTCTCCATCTCTAATTCTTTTTCACGCTTATCTACTTTATGTGTATTCTCGGTCATGGTTAAACTCCTAATAAAAGATAAATGATTAATCCAACACCAAATATTGAGATCAACAGCTCAGTTATTAACCGAGCTGTATCTGTCCAATGGATTTGTGGTTGTGGTTTGTGGTTGATGTAGTCTTTCATAATTAATATCGTAAGCTGCTATCAGCACCTCCGCCAACAGGTAAATTCCAAATCTCAGCAAATATCATTTGCATGTCATAATCTTTGATATTTTTAAATTGGTTAATAATGTTTGACCAGACATAATCAAATGTTTCTTGATCATGTTTGTTGATAAATGATTTTTTACCTAGCTTATGTAAATCTGATCTTAGGTTATTTTCTTTTTGTGTATTTAGTTTTCTCATAATTCCCTCCTACAGGTATCTTGTTTATGTGTATATTTAACTACACAACAATACACATGTCAACACATTTCTACTAACAATGTTAATAAACTTGTTAAAAAAGTGTAAAAACCTTATAGAATAGGGGTTAAAAGGGAGTAAAAAAGATGCAAAATACTGCAATAATGGAAGAAGAAAAAGGCAAACCAGGCAGAAAAAAGATCACTTTTACGGAAGAACAGCTTTTGGAAGCTGAACGATTAGCTGGTCTTGGTTTTTCTGAAGAAGCGTTATGTAAGGCTGTATTCGGCTGTTCAGTAACTACATTACAAAGAAGAAAAAAAGAATTTGCGAATATTGAACAGTATATAAGGCGAGGAAAGCTAAAGAGCATAGAGGAGGTCAGCGCAGCTCTGTTTGATTCGGCAACAGGCCGAAATGGGCGCGATCCATCCGTAAGTGCGCAAATTTTCTTCCTCAAAAATAAGGGGAAGGAAGCTGGAAATCCCTGGGCAGATATTCAACAGGTTGAGAACAGTATTAACCTCTCCAATGTTCTGGAAAATGCCAATACGCGTATAATTGAGGGCAAAAAAGTAGAAACGCTAGAAAAAAAGGAGCAGTTTCTTATAAAGAACTATGACAGCTCAGAAAATAACTAGGCAATGGCACGCACATCTAATCTCATCTTCTCCCTTCTGTATGTAAGATGTATGTGCTTGTTGGCGGGATTGCCATTCCTGATCCTTCCAGGAATAACCCCCCGTCAACATTTTCGGCGGGGGCTAAAAAAAATAGACATATAGAACTAAAATTTTTTATGAAATATAAACCAGAACAAGAAAAAGAATTGATGACCTCTGTTTGGTCAATGAATATAAAAGATGATCCGTTAAACTTTGTCAGATTTATCTTCCCATGGGGAGAACCTAACACCCCCCTCGAGCATTTCTCAGGGCCAAGAAAGTGGCAAGAAAAAATTTTGCGAGAAATTTCAACACACATACAAAGAAACCATGTTAAAGACATTCCTGAAATGTTTAGATTGGCGGTAGCATCGGGGCGTGGTATTGGTAAGTCTGCTTTAGTATCTTGGTTAATACTATGGATGCTATCCACAAGGCTTGGCTCTACCATAATTGTTACCGCCAATACTGAACAACAGCTTAGATCAAGAACATGGGCTGAATTAGGTAAATGGTTAACGCTATCTATCAACTCACATTGGTTTGCTAAAACAGCCACCACTATAAAACCAGCACCATGGTTTGAAGAAGCCTTAGTGCGCGACTTAAAAATTGATACTGGTTATTACTACGCGCAAGCGCAATTATGGTCAGAAGAAAACCCAGATGCTTTCGCTGGTATTCACTCATCATACGGAGTCTGCCTAATCATGGATGAGGCATCAGGTATCCCCGCGCCCATATACAGCGTGTCCGAAGGATTCTTCTCCGAGCCAACCCAAAACCGCTTTTGGTTTACCTTCTCCAACCCGCGCAGAAACACAGGGCCATTCTACGATTCCTTCCACGCCAAGCGCGCCTATTGGAAAACCGAACAGATTGACTCGCGCACAGTCGAAGGCACAGACCAAGCCCTCTTTCAAAAAATGCTCGAACAGTATGGCGAAGATTCCACAGTCGCTCGCGTTGAAGTTATGGGTGAGTTCCCGTCTGCAGATGACGATACTGTCATACCCATGGAACTCATCCGCGCAGCGATGGGGCGCGATGTTTCGCTCACCGCCTCCGCGCCCATAGTCTGGGGCTTAGATGTCGCACGCTTTGGCGGAGATAACTCCGCGCTGTGCGTGCGCCAAGGGAACACAGTCATCGAGATGACCACATTCCCCAGTATGGATCTCATGCAGTTATGCGGTGCGGTCAAGAACAGATACGATGATGCGACTGCGATGGAAAAACCAACAGAAATTTTGGTCGATGTAATTGGTTTGGGATCTGGAGTGGTCGATCGCCTCGCAGAGCAAAATCTCCCTGTGCGCGGGGTGAATGTGGCGGAAGCTCCAAGCACGAAAAAGAATTATTTGAATCTCCGAGCAGAATTATGGTTTGAGGTAAAAGATTGGTTGGCGAAGCGTGATTGCCGACTTCCTATTGATGACGAGCTTGCCTCGGAACTCGCTTCGCCTT